AGACAGAATTTAAGAAAGAACTCCGCTTATTTATGAATGGATTAGCACAACAGTTTCTTACTATGGTGCAGGATTACATCATAGAAAAGAAAAATATTAATACAAGATTATTATTAAACAGTTTTCACATAGGAAAGATTGAAAATCAAGGCTTTACCATTGAGGTTGGAAGCAATGTGGAATATGCGGAGTACGTCAATAAAGGTCATTGGCTTAACCCTAAGGGGGTTGATATGCGTTTTGTTCCTGGATACTGGAAAGGCGACGAGTTTATATATACACCTGGTGCTAAATCGGGAATGATGTTAAAGCAAAACTATGTTAAAGGTTCGCATTATTGGGATGACGCTCTGAGAGATATAGAAAAAGCTCTTCCGGGAATCTTGGAAGACAATATTCAGAATTGGATTAATAGTTATTTTGGAATGGGGTGAAAGTATGATTGAATTTGAAATAGCAGGTTTATTTTATGCGATAAAAAAGGCATTGAGTAAGGATAAAGATAATGTTTATGAAACTTACTTTGATGAAATACCTAAGGATATATTCCTTCCATGCGTATACTTCCCTGCTCCTGAAATAACAGAGAGTGGATGGTCCTCTAGTGCATATAAGGCAACTTTTACATTATATGTAACTGTTATGGCACCTACAACATCACAGGCCGCCAGAATGGCAACGGATATAGTATTAGATATCAGCTCTAGGAGAAAGAAGATTCCAATTGTAAAAGAGGATGGTACAATCTCCAGTCATAGCTTTAGAGTTAAGGATATTAAGGCAGATAAGGCGGATGAAGGCGTATATGAGATAAAAGTTACATGGGATAGATATTCTGAATATGTAAAAGAAGAATACCAGTTAGCCAAGGACATTTATATTAATAAGATTTGATAAAGGAGGGTTTATGCGACAAACAAAGACTTCAGAAAATACTACTAATGATATGCCTGTATACGAATATTTGCAGATAAGAAAAGACTGCTTAAAGCTCTTTGGAGTAACAACATCTACATTCGATGGTGCTACAGCAGATATGGATACACAGAATTCATATACCATACAGGAAGTACAGGATACGATTAATAATTGGCTGAAAAAGGAGGTTAATTAACCATGAGCGGTGGAATATTTGATATGAATATATCGAAGAAAAGACCTGGAACTTATCTGAACTTTAAGTCAAAAAAAGGTCAGAAAGTAAAAGGTTCATCAAGAGGAATAGCAATAGTTCCCCTGATAGATTTAGGTTGGGGAGTTAATGGAACAATGCTTAAGATTAGCAATGCTTCTCCAGATGCTTAT